CTACCCATTCCTTAGAGCAGGCAAATCCGGGTATTCTTTACATCCGAGTATAGCATCTGTAAGACCGTAGAACAATGCCTCTTCAGCAGAAAGGAACCAATCGACAGTTTCTTTAAGTTTTTTGTCAAAAAAGTTGTAAGCTGTCTGTGCAGTAGAAGATTTCTTGCGAGTGAAAAATACACCTGTATCCCAAGACCTACCAGCAAATATCTCCAGCATCCTCTTACATGCCTTCATCTCAAAGTCGGCGGCAGTCTTATTAGCGAACGGATGTCCAGAACCCCATGCACTAGCACCGTGGTGCATTAAGAAGTGACAATCCGGCATCATACAGCGAAACTCGGCTGCCTGAAAGATAATCCCACTCATTGAAGATGCCTGAGAATAAGACAACATAGTGATGTATGACTGGGCGAATTGAATAGCATTGAAGATCGCCATACCGTTGTCCCAGTCTCCTCCGATACTATGGAGATGCACTAAAATTGATTTATGAGGGTGATTATCCAACACATGAAGGTTCTTAATAAACGTGACGGCTTGTCTGTAATCCACGCCCGGTTCTTCAAATTCGTCCTTCTGATAATAAGAATGCAGATAGATATCACGTAGATTTAAGTTGACTCCGTGATTGTGGGCATCATACAGAACTTGATCTTTTGACTGTCTTGGCATGTATTTGTCTCCGAAAGTCTGGGGCCTCCTATATCTATTAGAGAAAATCCATGTCTAGAACCGTAAATATTCTGATGCCATTGCATGGGCTTTATACTTGCAACAACAGAACTACTGGGAATTTAATATCATGAGCTTTAAGAACTGGGTAGAGGACATGGAAGGTGGCAGCATGGGATCGCAGATGCCCGAGATGATGCCACCTGTACGCGGCAGCAACACACCGGCTTCAGATCAAGTCCGACAGACTGGTCTTCAGCCTCAAGTTGACGCTCAGGAAATAGAGACTAAGTCCAAAAGAGAGCAAGATGCTATGCTCGCCATTGACTCAGAAATTGAGCACTTAGACAACAACTTGCCGGATGGCGATGACTCAGAAACTCCCAAACTCAACCAATTCAAACAAATGTGGGATCAGTTGAAGTCGGCGTGGGACGAGATCAAGATGAGCGACAACGACCCCGGACATCAAGATGATGCCCTTGGGGACGCTGAAGATCGAGACTACACCGATATGATGCAACAACACCCGAATATGGTTCCTGCCGATGGTGGAGGAAACGATCAGGGGTTTGGGCAGAATTAAAGCAAATCAGCCAAGTCATCATCGATAGACTTCGCACGCTCAAATCCCATGGCATCCAATCGCATTTGATTGTTGTATGCCTGAGTTAGAGTCATAGATGCTTTATCGGACTGCCAGTTCTTAGGAGGTCGCACGTGGTATACAGCATGAATCACATCAGGATATTGTTCGGCTGACATCATATATCGACGGTCATACCCGCCCATGTGATTCTGAGGCTTCCAATGATCTGCTGTCCAGACTTCCCCATCAGGGCCTTTACGACTCCACCCTTTGTCAAGAAGGTACACTACCATGGCAGTTTCACGTTCTTGACGAATTTGATCCTGTTTGGATTTCTTTCTACGCTTCCTTGCCAATTGCTTTGGCGTCTTCTTGGCAAATCGCCTTTTTTCACTCATTTTCATAACGTACCTCAAGGGTTTAGTTCACCCTATAAAAGAGTGAACGAGATTCCATTTTCAATGACAAGGTCCATAACACGACAAACTGTCATTCCACTCGCAGTTGATGCGATAGTAATGGGTTTTGTCACTCAAGCCACTGTCGCGAGCATGAAGTTCGGCCTCCGAAAAAGAATCAAAGACATCGTCATCAAGCTTGATCCAATTGTCTTCGTGATCTAATATCTCGACAAACCATTCCTTCATTTTACAAACTCCAACTCATATTCTTCACGACTCATGACATGTACGTCCTTGTCGGGATCAGTGCCATCACAGATGTACGTGAATTCTTGCCCGTCCATGTTCTGGGTCGCCAACACAATGTTGTTCTTCCAGATCTTGAACAGCGAAGGCATCACCTCTCGGGCATACTTGTCATACAAAGGCCGACCATCCCACTTGTGTTGCAGGAAGAACCATCCCTTGCCAAGGTGGTTCGGGTCGGTCAGTCGGATATCGGGCAATCCGCCGTTGAGATATCGGCTGAGCAACTTCTTTTTAATGGACTTGAAATCGCGATCTACTATCTTCCACTCGCCATTCGGGAACTTGCGGTACTCGTAGAACTCCTTCTCTTCACAGAATTCCTGTGTGAAGAATTCTTGGATAGCAGTAAAGTCGTTGTAGTATTGGCGAACTTCGAAGATCTTTTCGTTGCCCAATCCAGCCTTGGTGTCCCATTCGGCCTTCTTCTTCATGTCTTGGCAATCTTCCCATTCAGTTCCGAACTTCCCTTTGTTCCATCGTTCTTCGATGTCAGTGAACAATTCGAATCCGAGCTTGTAGGGATTCATGCTGTACTTGCCACCAAGGACAAGCATCTTATGCTTGGCGTATTCCCAGATGCCACAGTCATCCCCTTCTTGTCCAAGAGCAGCCATGCCCTCTCTGCACAGAAGATGGTAGTCGACAAAGGAAGCCCAACCTTCATTGAGCATCTTGGTTTGACGTTGTGGATGAAAATACATACTCTCTTCATAGAGCATGGAAATAATATCCTGCTGCCATGGTTTCATGGGAGCATGATCTTTCAAGAATCCCATGACATCTCTGTCATTCTTGCCGAACATATCAAGGAAGTCCCGAGCCTCTTTCTTCTCGATCTTATCGTTCTCTTCCTCAATATACCTTTTGGGATTCACCCACTCATCCATGTATTCGTTTTCGGAATGGATGCGACGAGGATATCGGTATTCACGTTCATCACGAACATTGACCTTCTGGATTACCTTCGGTCTCCAAGCCTTCTGGGGATCGATGAGAGTCTCCACACGGAGCACATGATCAATGAACTCGGTGACCACTTCGTATCCCCAGCGAGCCATATAGCGACGAATACGTGTGCCATGGTTGGCCAACTTATTCATCATATTACCATCAGTGGGTCCGAAGAAGATATTGTTCTTAAAGAAATCATTGTGTCCAATGGCATGGCAAACCACATCCACATTGTCGACCAGCGTGTTGGAGTCCATGCAGTAGATGTAACACGGATTGGTGTTGATCACCATTTCACTGATGCGAAACTGATTGAACTCATAGCCACGAGCCATCTGCTCGTATTCCATTCCCCATTTCCAATGGGGATACCGAACAGGAAAGCCACCGTAACTGGCAAGCTCTGCCATCTCATCATAACGAACGAACTCAACCACGATAGGATAGTAATCCAACCCCATCCTGCGACATTGTCGCTCAATTTCAGGAAGAAGCTCGACTAGTTCTTTATGTACAGGCACACCGGGAACCGTGTTATCTCCCTGTAGCAGGGAAGTTCCACTGAGCATTCTAGATTTCGTCATGATTAAGCTCCAATGTTGCAAGTACCAAGCCCCTGCAATGGCATTAAAAGGCTAACGGGGCTGGTTCGTATTCTACACTTCTTCTAATGCTTTGGCAAGATCGTCTAAAGGCTCTTGCCAAGAACCTTCTGTAGATTGACGAAACAGTCTCACGCTCGGATACCAAAGGGTTGTGTCTCCAGAACCCCACCGATGATCCGCATCAAACGCCAATAATCCAAAAGTTGTTTTTCCCATGCTACCTGCCAGATGTAGCGTCACAGTATCTACAGAAAACACCGCGTCCAATGTGGATATGAGTTTTACTGTATCCTGTAAACTTTCTATGTTTCTTCTTTCGTCAATGAAATCCAACCCTGCCTTTCCCGGCAGTAGGGACACCAACTCCATGTTCCCTTTCAATGATCGCAAAAGATCAGGGTCTAATGATTTTTTGTGGTGCAAAGAATTCGCGGGGTTACTTTCCCAAACAACTCCAATTTTCTTTACAGAAGATGGGGCAGTAATCATCTTGCTCCTAAACACAGGTTGTTCTGGAACAGGTTTCTCTAGAAGTTCTGCAAAATGAGCCGGATAGCACACGTCCATCCCGTTCAGGATCGCGGGTACACTATACAGATTTGTGCAATAATCACATATGATATGCTTGTACGCGATCCGTTCGATGAAATCAAAATCAGAAAGACTGTCTTTCAATATCTGATAGTGCCCATAACAATTCAGGGCTATACGACAATCCCATCGACGCTTCATCTCCTGAAGGTATCTCAGAAGAATGATTACATCCCCTGCTCCTTGATCCGCGAAGATCTCAATGGATTTGCCATCGAGATCTTCGCCGCGCCAATCGTGACCGAAGAACCCCTCGCCGCCTTCCTTGACATGAAAGGAAATAACCGGATCTCGGGGGTTATCGTGATGATAACTCCCTCCAAACAAAGTTGTCTCCACCACAAACAATTCAGTCAGCGGGTTATCTGGATCAAGTTTCCTAAGAACCTTCAGCATTTCCATGGCTTTGATAGTCTGCCCTGTCTTCGCGTAGTTATGGCAGACAGCCAAACACTCATCATAAAGTGCCTGTGGATCTGTGGGCATCGCCGTCTCCTTACGCCGCCTCAATTGCTCTTTTGTACCGATCTCTTTCGACAGAAAGCAATCGCTTAACGGCTTCAATGATTTGTTCGTTGCGATCATCTTCTGTCAGATCAGGAGCATAACCCCAATGACCAAACCCAAAGTTGTCATCGCCACTCTTCTCTTCTGGCCCTACATAGGCCGTGCGGATAAAGGTGTTATCCAACTCCCCATCAGCAAGACACTGATCAACATACTGTTTCACACTGTCTTGGTATCGCCAAGAACAAATCTGGGAGATGCCGATCATGTTGACCACGTGCGGACCCAATTCCTCCTTCATGATCTTCACCATCTTGCTGTTGTCATCTCCCCAGTTGTCTCCATCTGAGAAGTAGAAAACATAGATGTTGTAAGCTTCGGGTGGATACCGATTCTCAAGCTGATCGGCAATCGCTCTGAAGGCCGAAGAACACATCGTGCCGCCACCGTAGCGGTAGGTGTAGAATTGCTCTTCATTAACCTCTTGGGCACGAGTGTCGTGGACGAAATAGCAACGATCCACTCGTTTGTAGAACTTTCGAATCCAACAATCGATCCACCATGCCATGTCACTGACAATGTCACAACGGAAATCGTCCATCGAACCCGAACAGTCTCGTGCGAAGAAAATGACAGCGTTCGAGGTAGGGACTTTGATCTCTCGGTACTGTCGATAACGACGATCCGAGTTGATGGGAGTGATCAGTCTGATTGGCACCTTAGAACTTGGCACCATATGCAGATTTTCCAAGTCACCTGTCATTGCCAATCGCTTGAGTGCTTCAAGCATAGTTCGACGAGTATGACGAAGAGATTCTGGACCCGTTTTCGAGATGTCATTGTACTTAATTCTGACTTCTTCGAAAGTTTCATTGGGTTTTGGTTTCATGTTGGGAAGTTGGAGTTCTTCCTCCATGAATTTGAGAACATCTTCCATGTCGATCTGAATATTGATGCCTTCGCCCGGCGCGGACCCGGCTTGATTTCCTTTTCCCGGCTGGGGATCGCGGCCAACGATATCACCTTCCTTTCCCGGACCCCTGCCAATTCCTTCTCCTGTGTCACCAAACACGAAGCGGGGAATCTCGATTTCTGGAATCGAGATGGTCATCTTGCCGCCTTTTGGTCGTTGCCGGACGATAGCACCTGATTTGATAAGACGCTTCAGTTCTCTGCGTGTACGACCTGACACAACGTCTCTGAATTTCTTGTGATCTTCTTGAATTCGCTTAGGCATGTCTATGCTCACTTAATGAATCGTGTTTGTGACCAAAACGATCTTATCAAATTACTGTAACTGTGTAAAGGTCATTGAGTTCAACCAAGTCGTTAAAGTAAAGAGCCCTCTTTGTCTTTTTGTATCTTGGAAAACGCATCTCGCCAAGCAACGGGAACATTTGATTCCAAGGAACAGAAGCAACCACACGGGTATCTTTTGTAAGACCCGGATCGACACAAGCTAATAATATTGGTTCCGGGGATTGAGGTTTATCAAAGAGCTTGTCTCTTCCTCCCCTTCCATTTTTATTACAAAACTGAAAGGTCCAACTCATTTCCCCAATCATTTCAATAGTTCCTGAAGTACATGTCTTAACTCCACAATCTGGATATCTCGAATCCACCTGTCCAAAAGGAAGATCGTGTTCATACATCTTCTTTTGATAATCAGAATAGATCTCGGTATCCGGCATAACAGAAGGGAACCCTGCCTTTTTATACATGAAGAAAGAACAGATATATTCTCCAACCTTCCCCCAAAAGTTGTCTGGATCACTCTTTCCGGCATCCCTCTGATTATCATGAACCTTTTTGTCCACAGCATCAGAAAATTGATTTGATCTTTTTCTGATCATAGCATCCATCTTTGGAGACAGAACCAATTGATCTTTGGGATCAAACATGCAAACCCTACTAGTCATGTCATAAGCTAAATCAAGAGGGTTTTTTGATAACTGATAATATTTCATTGTTGATTATTCACCTTCACCAAATCGTCCATATAAAGACACTTCTTAAGCCCTTTCAGCCTTGGGTTGACTGGATCTTTAAGCAACGGATGCACCTTGGACCAAGGAGCAGACGCCACCACCTCGGCAGAACACAATGTTTCATCAACATACACAAACAAGATTGGCTCCGATGATCCAGTTTTCTCGAAAAGAGTATCTCTGCCATTTCTCTTGTCTATGTCGTTTAGTTGAAAGGTCCATGTCTTTTGTCGTTCACCAGTGTTCTTCTCCATGAAATCCAAAGTGCTTTCGCAAGTTTTTACTCCACAATCTGGAAGTGCTTTGTTTACCTTACTGAAAGGCAAGTCTGGCGAAAATGTCTTATTCTTTGTGGCATAAATCTCGACATCGGGATCAACCTTCGGAAAGCCATTCCTCTCCATGAAAGCAGACCCCATATACTCTCCACACTTCCCGTTGTAAATGTCTTCTCTTGCCTTAGTTGCGTTTCTGTTGCTTTTATAATGATAAACACTACTTTTCATTTGATCAGCGTGCGTACTGGAACTCTCTTTAATCATATCCACGTCATCTACATTTAGGTGTGGTTGATCACGCTGGTCGAATATGCATATCCTTCTTGTGAGATCCTTCGCGAACTCTTCTGAGTTATCCGGTGTCCGATAATTCCTTGCTTGCATTAAACGCCTCCATGTGTTTCTTAGGGCAAATTATAAGCTCCGTTTTTTTGCGAGAATTACGCTTCCCTGACTCCTTGTCCTTAGTAGCTGTAATACTATAGTTCACTGAAACAGGTATTCTTTCTGCCCAACTATACAAGTCTTGTATTTCAGGGCAATCGTCATATGAAAGTATCCATGAATGAAGCGTGGTTTTAAGGGCTTCAGACAACCTCTCGTGATCTTCTGGAGTAAACCCATATTGATAAAGAACTTTGCCTTTGTCATAGTATGGTGGGTCCACATAGAGAAAAGCTTCGCCATTTGTTTTGATCAACTCCTCAAAATCATGATTCGTACAACACTCCTCCCTGATTTCCAAAGAAGAGAACATTTTATTCAACTTGTCGATCTTCTTGCAAATGTACTCTGGCGACCATCTGCAATCTATTTTGTATTTTGATTTTTGTTCTCGTCCACCTAACGGTCCACCAGATTTGGTGCCCAAACCCGAATAAGATATTTGATGAATCGCAAGCTTCTTGAAACCAGCCGTAACCACCTTTTGTCTCTGTTTTGGCTCTTGTTGTAATTCAACAGTTAAGAACTCTTTGAATTCATCAAACGCCTCAATAGATGGTTCAAAATCCCTAACCATTTCCTTCAAATCTTTTGGATGCTTGATCAATGAAGTCCACAGACAAGCTACTCCAATATCCTTGTCATTGATCCAAATCTTATTCCAGTTAGGATTGTCTTCAATGAACCCTAAACCAACACTCCCGCCACCATAGAAAGGCTCACGATACTCCAGATCTAAATTGCCAGCATACACCTTGAGATGTGCGCATATGCTTTTCAGCAACTTAGATTTACCGCCCGGATACCGAAAAAAAGATGCCATTCCCAAACTCCAAATGTGTATAAGAAAAAAGGGCGACGGCGAACACGCCGTCGCCCTTGGTGTCGGTCACACCCCCATCAATCAGTTAGAGGTATCGCCCCTAGCGAAGATTGAACTGACATAGTCCAGCACATCGCTAGCGGACTTCTGGTTGTACCCGTACTGCTTAATGAGTCGGGTCTTGATGGCGTCGATCTTTTCCTGAAGGTCAGGATCAAGCTCTGCGGCTTCTTTGGTGAGGGCACTCAACTTGATAGTGTCCTTCACGTCCTCGAAGACCTTGGCTTCCAGAGCCCGCTTAAGCTCTGGATTGGAGTCCCACTTGAACTGCTTGCCACGACTGGCCAAAGTGCCGATGAAGGCAGCCAGAGAGCGTCGGAAGTCATCACAGCCCTGTTCGGGGATGCCGTTCTTCTCTTCGATGGACCGCATCAACCTTTCATCCGGCTCCATCAACTCGTGAGTGATGGGATTCTCCATCTTCTCGTCATTGACATAGCTGATAACGTTGTCGATGTACTTGAGGCAAAGACGTTCGATGGCCTTTTCGTCAGCAACCAATGCTCTTTGGACCTCATTCTTAAGAACTTCGTCCAACTCCTTGATCGCGAGTTCGACACAGTATTCATATTTCTTCACGTCTTCCACATTGGTAATTAGCGAAGAAACTCCCAAACCTGACTTGATCTCGCTGAGAACATGGAAAACATTGACATATTCCTTGTTTCGAGCCAGACAGTTGGATATCTTGTCTTGAACGTATCGAGCCGATACGCCCGTCTTCATGCCTTCCTCGGGGAACTTGTCCTGAAGCTCCTTGACAGAATCCTCAGTCCAACCGGGCAAGCTTCGGCCATCATAGAGTTTGGCCTTGTCGCGAAGATCGAGCTTATCGTCGCCGTCCCCTTCGAGACGAGTGAGAACTGCAAAGAACGCCGCCGTCTCCAACGTATGCGGCATGATATGCTGCTTGAGTTGCTCAGGTCCGTAGTCCTGCTCAAGCACCTTGACTTCGTCCGACCAGCGGAGCAAATAAGGCACATCCACCTTGATGGTACGGTCGCGAAGAGCTTCCATGAACTGGTTGTTCTTCAGCTTCTCGTACTCGGGGTTGTTGGTGTGGGCGATGATGAGTTCATCCACTACGATCTGGCTGAACTTCTTCGGCTTGATCTGATGCTCTTGGCTGACACCAAGCAGATCATAAAGAAATTCGTTCGCCAACTTCAACATCTCGATGAATTCACACACGCCACGGTTGGCGACCTCAAATTCACCATCAAAATTGAAGGCACGGGGGTCACTGTCGCTACCGAAGTGACCAATCTTGGCGAAGTTCATATCACCGGTAAGTTCCGTGCTGTCTTGGTTCTTCTCGTCTTTCGGTTGAAAAGTGCCAATTCCACATCGGTCGATCTCGGAGTGGGTTTTGCGAACCACGCGGATGTGATTCTCCACAACCTTCTTCCAGTCACCCTCATTGCGTTGCAGTAATTCTCTCATGAAGAGCTTGCAACGGGGGTTGAGATCGCCTTCGCAGAGCAGATTGTATGGTCCGCCATTGGCAGAGTACGTCTTGTTGAGTTCCTTGAGGAACTCGGATCGCATCTTGCCAGCCATCAACTTGAGAGGATTCTCGTTCATGGGCGACATGCATTCGCCATCCGTATAGATCGGGTCCGATCCATCTTCAAAGGGCAGGTTGACCCACTTGTAGGTATACCAAGCGCCTTTGTCGCTGCAACTGTATTCCTCCAGCCCTCTCTTGAGCCTTCGGCAAATAGTTGACTTGGACGAACCCACTGGACCATGGAGAAGAAGCACGCGACGTTCTGTGCCGTAGCTACCTGCGGCCCCGTGGATGAAATCGACAAGCGACTGGAGAGTCTCTTCCAATCCAAAAATTGGAATATCCGAGTTGCTGAAGAAATTGTACCGAGTATACGTTCTGCGGTACCGTTCGAAAGTTTCACAACCATGTGACATGATCATGTCGTAAATGTACTGAAAGGAATTCCTCGCCAATGTAGGCTGAGCTTGCATCTTTTCGAGGTACTCTTCGAAAGTCATCTCCTCATTCAAGGTGAGGAATTCATTTCGATCATACATCTTTGCGAAACGAGATAGAGTGGTATTTTCCATCAATCAACCCCTTGTTTGATAGAGAGTTTTAGTGACTATGCTTGTGTGATGGATGCTCTCCACCAACTGGCACATTGGCAATATACAGAAGATTGGAAATCAATACAAGTCTTATTCTGTATTTTCTTTATACAGAAGACGCTTGTTGTTGATTCATGATGCCCAAAGGTGCTTTAACTTGCTTGAATTTGGGTTCTGTATTGAATGTTCTAGGTTTGCGTTTCAAATTAGATTGTAACGTCTGACCCTTCTCTGGAGCGGGTAAAGAAGGTCCAGTTCCCAGCATATGACTCATTGCTCTGCCTACAGAAGTCTGACCGGTCTGTCTCTGCATCTTTGTGGGCATTTGTGCTTTAAGCTCTTTGTTCATAGCACGGGCTCCAAGAGTTCCCGGATTCATCTGGCTGACCGATACTCCCGATTCGAATTCGAGTTGTAGGAATTCCTTGAATGTCATTTCTTGTTCATCTTCTTTAACATTCGAGAAAATTGCCGGAAATATGGAGAAGGCTTAGGAGAAACTCTTGGCCCCATTTGCCTCATGATATCCAAAGGGCCAATTTGAGACCGTCTGGCATCTTGTCCAGCGAATTGTATCGTTTGGGCAGCGACATTTGGAACTATGTTTTGAAGCTGAGCAGCGTCGTTTCCAGCCGAAGTAATATCTCCAAGAAATTCAGGGCCTTTAGGGGCATTTGCGAAAAAATCACCTATCATAGAACTTGCTTGTGTCGCAGTGTCGGTCGGGCTTTGGTCAATACCCGCCGATCCCATATTTCCTTCTAGCCATGACTTGAATGATTTCATGGGAGTATCTATGATGTTTCCTGTATTTTATTTATTTTTGCGGAGAAAACGACTATGCCTTACTAGATAATTGTATGAAAAGAGGAAGACCGAAAACCAGAATGCTTGTTGTGTGCGAAAATTGTGGATGTTTCTTTGAGAAAAAACCAAGCGACATTGCTAAAGTCAAAAAGAATTTCTGCTCCAGAAATTGTTGGCGTGTCTTTAGAAAAACTGTTGAGAAAACTGTGATTTGTGATTTTTGCAATAAGGAATTTAAGACCAACAAAAAACGCAACAGAAAATATTGCAGTAGAAGCTGCTTTGATAAAGCAAAAGGGCACACCGAATTCGGGAAAATAGACATTCAATGTCATGGATGTGGCAGCAAATTCACACGTGCCAAACACACCCTCAAATTCAAAACACATTACTGCACCAAAGAATGTCGCCTGAACAATATGCAAAAAGAAAACAATTCAAACTGGAAACCTGACAGATCCAAAGTGAAAAATCCAGATAAGAGTTTTAGAGAAACTCAAGAGATGAAAGATTGGAGAAAATCTGTTTTTGCCAGAGACGGCTGGGCTTGTCAATTGTGCGGAGATGTGTCTAAAAAAGGCCACCCTGTGGTATTAAACGCCCACCACATAAAAAAGCTAAACGATCACCCCGATCTAGCACATGACACCAATAATGGCATAACCTTATGTGAAAAATGTCACAAAACCACTTATTCAAAAGAAGAAATTTTCGAAAATCAATTTTTAGAAATGATCCAATGACTAGAAAAAAGAAACTCATAGATAAGAAAATCAAGAAACAAACCGAACGCATTTGCTGCTTATGTAAAGACGATAATCATGCCGTCTTGCATTGTCACCGAATAATACCCGGAGAAAAGGGTGGTAAATACACCGAAAAAAACGTCATCGTGGTGTGCGCAAATTGTCATGCCAAAATTCACGATGACCAAATACAAATAGTAGGCAAATTCTTCTCTACTGCTGGTAGATACTTGTTGAACTATTTTGAAAATGGAGAAGAAAAATGGTTATGAAATACTTTGCATTGGTCCTTCTGGGACTCACCCTTATAGTATGCGGATGTGAACAAAAAGATAACGGATGTGGACCCGATGGCTGCCCTATTGATGGGCACCATGTTGAAGAAAGCCCGTAGTGCTCAATCCGTCAATTACTGGAGCACGGTAAATTTCAGGGACAACACCCTCGCCCACGATGGCTCCACTGTCCCAATCCGCGCCCTTGACCAATACATCAGGCTTGATCTTCTTAATGACCTCAAGCGGTGTATCTTCATCAAATGAAACGACGAAATCGACCATCTCTAAAGCCGCCATCACCGCCATACGTTGTTCCAACGGTTTTATGGGACGATCCTCCCCCTTCAACCTCTTGATGCTAGCGTCACTATTGAGGGCCACCACCAACCTCTTGGCTTTACTCTTGGCGAATTCTAAAGTTTGTAAATGCCCATCATGCAGAAGATCGAAACAGCCATTGGCAAAAGATAACTTGAAATCCCTGCTAGCAAGATCTTCTGGCTCCACGACTCCGTTCAATGAGACTTCGCCGGGGATGATAGGACTATTCATATTACGCTGGACATAAACCGATCCAGCATTCCAAGCAATCTCCGCTGACTCGGAAATAGTAAAGCCGTAACCAACAGCCAAAGCAAACATAGCAGCGAAACAATCACCAGCCCCGATAACACTCTCAACGTGTACTGGACGGTTAGGTCGGTATTCAAAAAGTTCATTTGCCCATATCCCCGCCACCTTCTCCCCACCAAAAGTGATCACAACAGCCTCACATCCCAATTTGTCTTGGAAGAAATGAACTTGATCTCTCCAGTTGGTGTATCCGCTGAGATCAACCGCTTCTTTGGAATTGGGCTTAAAGATTGTACATCCTTCCCACTTTTCCAACGGACCTCTCTTAGGATCTACAATTGTTGTAACGCCATCATACATATCCAAAAGATTGTTTGCGGCAAAAAATCCCTTATCGTAATCTGAGAATATGGCGATATCCGGCTTCTTCTTGTCCACAATGATAGGGCGGAATTTCTCTATATTATCATTGACTTGCGGTATGGTGTACCCACACAAATCGTTCTCGATGTCATGGCGGATGATTTGCGTGACGCCGTCTAGAAATCGACGTTTGATGGGAAGGCAACATTGAGATCCCCAAGCACAATCTACAGAAAGACCATGATCTTCAAATACCTTCACCGCGTAAGAGTCCCAAAAACAAAACAGGGATGTGTCGACGTTGAAGTGTTTGAATTGATATGCAACATTAGCAGCACCTCCGGGTCGTTTTGTGGGTGCTGCTTTCGAAGACCACATAATGGGCATCGGAAACTCTGGGCTGATCCGATTCACCTTAACACTGAAATACTCGTCCACCATCGCATCACCCAGACAGTGTACGACTAGACGCTGCTGCCGATTCCTCCTCAGAAATCTCGCTAGAAGTTTCTTCGTCATCTCCATCCTTCTTCCATAAACAACGGATTCTGTCCCACATCCTCTTAAATAGTTGAATTCCTAACCAACCACAGACCGACTGGAACATGGTAACTACAACGTACCACAAAAATCCGAAAATCATTATTGAGGTTTCAGGCCCTATGAATTGTGCCCCAACCTCCTTTTGATCAACATCCTTTTTGGGATCTTCTGCCATGGCACACCTCCACGACTATTTATCATAGTTAATGAAAGTATTCCACAACCTTGAATTCAGAAAAAGATTGCTTAAATCGCTTGGTCCAACCAGTAAGTTCAGGAAAGAAAGTGTCTCCACTATGTGTTCCGGGTATCTCTGAAGCGACAACCCGGTCGACGAGACCTTTATCAAGGGCATATTGGTAGATTTGACCACCGCCAATTATGAAGCAATCATATTCTCTACCAAAAACCTCCTCAGCCAATTCAATGGATTCCTCAACACTATTGACCCACTGTGGTTGACTGGGATCTCGGAACAAAAGAGGCTCATGATGTTCTCTGGACACTACGATGTTCATGCGGAGCGGTAGAGGCTTAAATCGAGGCGGAAGAGAATCCCAAGTTTTTCGGCCCATGATTACTGGATAACGAAAAGTCACTTGCTTAAAATGTTTCATATCTTCCGGTAGATGCCAAGGTATCTTCCCGTCCTTGCCAATGGCTCTTTCTTCATCATATGCAACGATAATGTTGATCATAACTCATAAATACCATGAATGAGATAGCATCTCTAAGAGACGCAAATGGAAACACCAGAACAAGAACCTCAGAAAGAACCTGTAACTCCCAATGAGGACGACCATGAGCAACCGCCGCCTATCCACATTCTGCCTAATGGCAGCGACTTTCTTCCTGCCATTTGGCTACGACATCTTCTTCAAAACGATCTTCGACTTAACCAGTTCCTACTGGATTACAACTTCCATTTTCTACCTTATATCGGCGTCTTTCTTTGGGCTATCTTTCTTGTTCAATCGACGTTCTGATTCCACCGTCTGTGAGCCCAAATTCGACTAGGAATCCAAATCAAAGCCATCAATGCGAACATCGATGCACCAATTAAATTACCTGTAATACCCAACGAGACAGCGCCGAATACACAAACAGATACCCACAACCCACAATGCATCCAAAATCCTCTAGGCATAACACTTCCTTTCTAAAACTTGCAAAGTTCTTCGAACTCTTCCGTATGACGATACATTTTGCAAGCCACTAAAACGTTATAGACCCTTCGCAACGCTTCAACATGCGGACCCTGCATGTTCTCACAAAAAGCCTTTTCCACGCACATTCGGTAAAGAGAATGCGGCACGTCAATGTGCTCAACCAAATCTCCGTAACCAAATTCGCGAATCAGCCTGACTTCGTTAACTGTATAGCCGTTTTCAAGGATTTCCATTTTATCTCCTGCCATTGGGACATATGCAAGGCATCTGAATCGCCGGAACATCATCGCCCTTCGGAGTCTTGAGTCCCGACATGTTGATTGTACCATGGTTGCCACACAAACCACACACTGTGTAGTTGAATAGCTCGGACTCTACCTTTACGTCGTATTCTAGCCAGAGATCACCTCTATCTTCCGTAAATGACACACAAGCACCTGAAGAACTTAAATCTTCCAGAAGGATTCGACAAGCTTCTTGATGCTCTTCTTCCGTATCATGTCCGTCCAAGTTGATTTCGACTAAAAATTTCATAGATAAAATCCCATTCCATATTTTTCACCAGTTTTGAACTCGTGTGAAACTTTCCAAAATTTATCAAGATCTATTTCAACCTTGTAATCATGAGGACCAGTAATCACACATCTGTCTAACTTGCAGTCTTTTTCAAACTCAACCGAAACATAGACAGCCACATATCCATCTTTCCAAGGCTGACCAGAACGTGTTATGCCTTCTAGTTCGGACCACTCTCTTTTGATCGAGTCTTGATCGTGTTGCGACCCTTCGATATAAGCTGGTATTTCCTCGCCATCGGAAGTCACAAACACCCATGTGAATTCATTGTATGTATTGTTTTGCTCATGCACGGGAACAAACGGAACATTTTGAATACACCTTGTTTTACTGTTCTCCCACAACGAAGTTGGCTTTACGCAACTCGACGCGGCAATGGCTACCATCAAAGCAATCTTAAAAATTGTCACGACACACCTTTCTTTCTTTTTCTGTGAAGCACAAAATCATACTCTTCCGTCATCTCGTCCATATCAAACGATTGAATGCGATCAGAGTAGGATTCGTACTCTTCCTCTGTTATTCTCCCATCACTGCACTTCAACGACATTATCATGTCGAGCTTACTGTGCATGTATTCCCATGAAAGCCAATTCATGGACCACCTGCTGGATACTCTGCTTCTACTATGCCGTTGGTGACATCAACCACACGAACCATTCCATAACAGATGGCATCTTTGGATAAATCATGGGCTCGTCTATTTGCGTCATTCAAATTACTGAACTGCTCACCGAGTTCTTCCCAACCACTATCCTGATATCTGTTTTGAAGTTTGTATCTCATACTGCCACCGGTATATCGATCTTCGGCCCACAATTGAAGTCTGTGAGCACGAAATCACTGGGTTTGTACGAATAGATGTCATCTGCTTTTTTGATCTCCAACTTAGGAGAATCCAGTATAGGCAACGACAGATACTCCTTGACGGCGTCAATCTGATCCTCATAGATGTGAGAGTCAGCCGTCATGTGAACTAACTCATGAGGCGTACAGTCCGTCTGCTGAGCGATCATACAGGTCAACGCACTGTAGAACTGAATGTTCGCGGGAACGCCCACAGGGAAGTCACAGGAACGCTGATACATGATTCCTGTCATGCGGCGTTCGTCGTCGATGAGAATCTGGTAAAGAAGGTGACACGGGGGAAGCCGCATGTTGTCCAGTTCTCTTGGATTCCAAAGGCTCCACAGAATGCGACGGCAACTCGGGTCTATCTTGATTCGTTCCATCACATAGGCGAGTTGGTCGAACCCTCCGAAGCCATAGCCTTGAACTGTGTAGCGATCCCGTGGTTCTTTTTCGTGAATCCCTTTATTGTAGTTACCGCCAAAATATCTCAGATTGAATCCATAAACAGGACCAAAGACATCCTCCACATAATGGCGAGCCGCCTCCCACTTGCGATCCACCCACGGAGTCCAAAATTTACAACCGAGTTCCCTGAGTCTCTTGTTACTGGTACTACCTTCTATAAACCAAAGTAACTCCGAGAAAACCGACATGGGCCACATCTTACGTCGATTACCTATGGGAAACTCTTCAGTGTCAAGCTTGTATCGCTTGTTCATCCCAAAAACGGACAAGGTCTTTACTCCTGTCCGTACACTGCTTTTCTCAACGCCATGATCGAGAATCTCTTGAAGAGCATCGTCGTAAGGTTGCATCAAGTACATGTCTCACTCCTTGAGAATGATGGCTATCTCACTCATTGGCTCACCTTAAAGGAAAAAATTGGGGACTCATCGCCATATTGGTCTCATAAAATGTTGCGTTATCATAGGTGAAAATGCCAATTACAGACAGTCGGCGTCCCCTGACCGCCAGTGTTTCACTGAGTTTATGTAAGCCAACGCAAGTTGGCAGAGTATAAGATAAAAGACATACCGCTCATTGTCAATAGTAAATCACTATGATATTGCATGATCAACCAGTTCGGAAACAACCTGAATGTCCTAATTATTACAGAAACAGGACGAGATTGGCAGACATTTGGAACATGGTATTCTTTCTTTAAGAACCTACCGGAAGCCAACGTCTCTATCGCCTGTCACCGGAATGATCAGACACCTTTCCAGTTTTTTCAATGGACAAAACGCCTAAGAATACCGTTCTTCCACCACAATCGACTCGGAGATGACCCAGTTGCTAACCAAATGGACTCCGTGTCTCAACTTCACTACACAGGCGAAGGATTGCTAGTCGTTCCAGACCTCACGATGGCTGTGGATGTTTTGAACCCAAAAGTATTAACCATCTTTAACAACAAAAAAGTATGGATAGATGAAGATGTTTGGTTTATCAAACCAAACAAGATTTCTGTTCAAACTATGATGAACGACCACTTTTTTGAAAACAACTTTTTGCACAGCTATACAGAGAACGAGGCCGAAATAGGAGGACTGTGTCCAGAAGCGAACGAAACAAAAGAATTGAACCCACTAGTAACATACCGCAAAGGATGCGGAAAATGGATAGATACACTGAAGGGATGCCCATTCTCAAGTGCGGCTGGACTCGCTTCGACAGCGATGACGGTCAACGAGAATCGAATAGTGGAATTATGGAAGAAAACGTGCAACCTTTACAGCGCAACAGCGTGAGGTCCAATATGGTCGAAAGATTCTATAATAACGAAGACGATGAACAGTTCAGCTTCGAAGATGATACTTTCGAGGACGAATACGAAGAAACAGAAGGAGACGCCATTGCCTATGTGGACTCCGATGACCTCATATCAATGATGAACATGGAAATTGCACAATCAGAGTTGAGCCATCACTTGTTGTCCAAGGCGATTGAGATTGCGAAACAGTCCTTCTTTTGGAGTTTTCGCAGTACAGCTACCAAAATGAAAGAAATCAAGAAAATCTATCAAGATCTCATCGAAATGACAGAGGAATAAAAGGAGATTGGCTTTTTACATCCAAAATAAATATAGGGTATCTATATATCATTATGAAACATGTAGATCAACAATTTATTACAAAAGAGATCCGGTTGGGAAAAACGATCACCGATATATCCAAATCATTGAACATCAGCCGCGTTACGCTACAACACCGGATGAAAGATTGGGGCATAAGCAAAAAACAAATACAATTTAACGAAAACTTCTTTGAAACAATAGATTGCGAATCAAAAGCTTATTGGCTTGGCTTCATTATGGCTGATGGATGCGTTTCGATGACACATAATCCAAAAGTTGTAATCAAAATAGCGAACAAAGATGGAGAGCACTTAAAAAAATGGCACAATGCCATAAACTCATGCCTTAAAATACACAGAATGAAAAGTGGCACCCAAAGCCAACACTATTCCCAGAAAATGTGCCAAGATCTGATTCAACTCGGTTGCACTCCACGTAAATCAAACACTTTGAAGTTTCCATATCTCAACCGATTGCTGACAAAACACTTTGTGCGTGGATATTTTGATGGTGATGGGTCTGCTGGATGGAGGGCTCAACGAAAAACACCACAGCTAAGAGTTTCGTTCGTCGGAACAGAAGTATTCCTTACTAAACTCCAAAAATACCTCAAGACGAACAACAAGTTACACCCAACAGGAAACAACAAAATTACTCGGCAATTGCAGATTTGCGGAAACATAAAAGCGAAGAAAATTGCTGATTGGATGTATAATGACGCCACTATTTTCTTAGAAAGAAAAAAGGAGATCTGCTATGCCTCTCTATGAATTTCTATGCCACGAATGTAATAAAATCTATGACGAAGTCGTCAGATACGACGAAACAGAAATGTATGAAGAGGTAGAATGTCCTGAGTGTGGTTCCAAAAAGAAAGTCAAGTTGATTTCAGCCTGTAATTATGCTTTTACTAACCCCGTTGGCACAGACCGATGGAACAGTGAATCAGGTGGACATGACTACCGATTCAAACACAATATTCCCAAGGTGAAGCAAGAACGGGAAATAGCAGAAGCCATGTCGCAGATGGGCACCAATCCCTATGGATCAGGCAATGACATAGAACAATATGGAGAAGGTGTCAATGATGCAGAAACTAGAAAGGGATTGAGTTAATCTTTCTCGATCTTTTTGAGCTTCTTGTAATACTTGGGGTCTTCTCGTAGATGGGCAGTGGCTATCTTGGCTTTGTCTTCTTTAGGTCCGACAACGTCGGTGTCCTTGCCCATCTTTCCGTCATGCTCAGCCTCGACATCTACACCATCTTTCAGGGCCTTAGTGTCCACCTTATATTTCTTAGCCCAATCCTTGACACCCTCTTCAACTTGAGGAACCTTGTAAGGTTTCTTCTTTTTACCGGGAGGATCTTGATCGATCATCACAGCCATTGACGGTGGCCAAGTTCGACGAGCCATAGGAAGACTCATTCTCTTGAAGCCAGCAACATTTGCAGTCGAGGTCATCTCGATGAAATCTTTGAACTTCACATCCCACCTCCCATCATTGGAGGAGCACCGCCCATCGGTGGTGCGCCCATGCCTCCCATCGGAGGCATTCCGCCCATTCCGCCGCCCGCTCCTGCTCCCGCAAAAGCTTTACCTTGCCAAGATTGCATGAGTTGTCCTGTGGACATCGTAATCGTTTTGTCTTCCACTGGACCCTGATATTGATACACCCGACCCTCTTCGTCTTGATTGTAGAAAATCTGAGGATTCATAGAGTGCAACATCTGAAGTGGGAACTTAACCTGCCACTGACCTTCCGCTGACTCTTCCACAGAAACGTCAATCGGGGGTCTTACATAAAACCCCCATGTACCTTCAATCCCCTGTGGCAACTGCTGCAATGTCAAAGATCCTGTCTCCAAAGCGGCTCTCAAAGCCTCCTCTGGCACATTAAACTCTCTGGCCATGGAATTAGGAACATTCTCATATCCATCGCTAGCGTCCGATTCTGGGTCCGCAGGTGGAGATGGCATTCCAGATGGTGGTGCAGCTTCTTGCTCCTGAAGGGAGAAGTTGAAATCATGGTCTCTCAGGAACTTACGAAAAGTAGTCATGGTACAAGTAATTTCCTTAATTGGATTACTACATAGTTATGAGAGGTAACAATGAAATATAACAAATGGTTAGAAGAAGAAATTGAATTATTGATCAAAAAAGCAGCAAAGGTCGGCGACAACCAGTTGAGTCTTCTGCTTCCAAGACACACCAAGGGTAGCATCCAATCTATGAGAAGGAAGATGGGAATAAAGAAAATTGGTCGGATTGGTTCAAGAAAACTATCAGATATTAGTTTTGATACACTCAATGACATTGAACAGCAAATCTTCATCGGAAGCCTACTCGGGGATGGATACGTAATCAAAAACAAAAGACTGATAAATTGCTCTTTTGGAGAAACACATGGGAAAAAACAAGGTGATTACCTAAAATGGAAGCATCATATGTTGTCACCATTCAAGCCATCGATTACCAAAAATAATCGATCCATGAGCACCCCTACTCACGAATTTTTCTCAACTCTCAGAACGCAGATGTACACAGATTCCAAAAAGACCAAATTGCCTAAGTTAATATCTACAATCAACGAATTGGGGCTACTTGTTTGGTATCTGGATGATGGCGGGATACACAAAGGGCAAGCCAATATTTGGAATAGTTGTTTCGACAGAATTGAACTGGCTCAATCAATAAACTCCATAAATGAAAATCTCAACCTAAGTCTAAGCGTGAAAACCAACAGAATTTCCTTGAGAAAATCCAACCGAGACAAACTCTTCCCTATATGGGAACAAATGTTTTTGGATCTACAAATTCCATCAGTTATGCGATACAAATTACGGCACATGCAATAAATACCTGTGTTCCCCAGAAAAAAGAGGCGGTAAGTTGAGAACACAATTCAGAAAATGGCTCGTAATGGACGAGGATGCCCAAAGCAAGGTAGATGCGTTAATTGATAACAGTGGCCACATTCTCTTCTTCAAGAAAGATAAAGACATCTTCGGGGCCACCGAGGACAGTCGAGTAGTTTTCGCCAAAATCAAAAACCCAGACGATGATGCCCCGAATGAATGGGGCGATGAAGCGTCATTTTCTGCGGATAATTTGAATAAAAAGATCCGAGGGGAACCCGGACAACATGTTTTCTGCAAAGAAGACCTCAAACAAATTGAAGTCATCGACAGAGAAGACGCAGTGAAAGCTTTGAAAAAAGAAGCCGAAAAGGCAGGCGACAAAATGCCTGATAACAAGACTCGTATTTTCGACCTTTCCCAGTTGTTCCAGAAAAGTCCTGATGACGCTCCTAATTTTGTACGTGCAGACGAGAAATAAGAGGTAAATATGCCCAATCTACTAGAACTCGAAGGATTGCTGCAAGAAGCCACCGTCCGTGAAATCATGGAAAAGACCAAAGCGGCTGGCGTCATTTGGAGCCATCTCGGTGGAACACAGTTCCAAGCCACCAATGAAGAAGGAACAACCGTCTGGGATTTCTACGTAACCAAGACACAAATTGGCAACGTCAGTTACAAATACACCCTTGACATCAAAAAAGATGCTGTGGCGTATCTTACCATACAAGACGGACCTATTACCGCAACTGACCGCGACAGCATGGTCAAGGAACTCTACGAGGTTGTTGAAATCCTCGTGCTTGAGCTTGACAAGAAACTCCGAGAAACCATCCAGTTTGTCCAAAACATTACAGATTGTAGAGACAGCTAATGGCAAAAACATTCGAAGACGCCGACCAAACACAGAAAGGGGTTGCGCGAAAGTGGCAATGTTTTGTATGCGGTAAAAATTATCCCGACTACGGAGAATACAAAGAACACATCATCTCCGAACACGAAGAAGGCAGAGAGTTTCTGTCTTGCCCCGCCTGTAAAGCTCCAGTGCGAGATATGAAATCGCACTGGAAGGCCAAACATCGACAACGACCTTTTCCTTCTGGGATAGCTTCTCGTGTCACAGTGTGGCATGACTTCAAAACAGGTGGCAAGGGCAAGACACGTAGACCCAAATGCCGTACCGGAACGTTCATCTCTGAAAAGAACCATAGTGAAATCAAATACAGATCTGGTCTAGAAGAAAAGTTTTTGAACCTCTTGGAAACAGATCATGATGTCGCGTCCTTTACATACGAGACAATCAAGGTTCCATACTTCTGGGCAGGCAAGTGGCACACTTACATCCCTGACATACGAGTTAACTTCGTCGATAGCAGCGTCGAGATCTGGGAAGTGAAACCAGCCAATCAAACAGACTTCGATCAGAACAAAGCCAAGTGGGCTTCTATGAACGATCATGCCCTGAACATGGGGTGGGAATTCATTGTGCAAACTGAAGTCGGACTCGGAAAACTAAAAACCAAAGTTCAACGTCAACAGACCTTACTGGGGTAATATGAAATTCCGCGACTTCATGGAAACCGCTACAATGCCCCGACTCAACCCTCACATGTATGACATGTCCTCTGAGGAAGGTCGTCTAGAATATGAGAAGGATCTTGCCAACCTAGAAGAGTTGATGCGTGACAAACAACAACGAGGCCAGATTGTTTCCAGACAACGACAGTCGGAACCCATCGCCATCACTTGTTGGAGAGGATGTTCAGAGTCAGACCTTAAAAGAGATCTGATTCAGCAAGGAGACGGATGGATGATGTTGAGCGGACAAAAAGCTATGGAAGGAATACTGTGGTTCACTCATAGTCTGCAACGCAACTCATTCGACCCTAAAGAATATGCGATGAGTCATGCACAAGACTATCTCATTACCTATCCACTCAAAGCCACCATGCACTATGATCTTGTCACATACAGCAATGGTCAAACTGAGAAGGGAATGCCACAAGACATCCCAGTGAATTCCTCAGAACTAAGCAACATGCTATCTCAAGATGGACGCATTTATGAAGTTCCAGAACCATGGAAGTTTACATGGCAAGTTCAGAAACACCTCGGATGTTCCGAACTGAAGGTCATGAATTCGATGATCTCAAGGACTAGCTAAAGCTCATCCGCTAAATCGTCAGGTATCAGCGGATGACTTATCTCATTGTTGGACAATTCGGTGTCACGAAGTTTCTCTGCTACTTGCTTGAGATGAACCTTGAGATCTTCCTTGGTTTTAACATCGAGAATCTCGGCAGCTTTTTGCTGATGTTCTCGATACTCTTCTGGATTCAAGATTCCCTTCTCAAGAAGAAATGTCTTGAGGGCAAGATTTTCCACAAGGAGGAACTTGATCATACTGGGATTCAGGAAATACGATTCCGCAGCAACCCCCTCAAGCTCCTCTTCTAATCCTTTCCATCCCGGCATATCATAATCCTTGAAAAATTGTCAAAGTGAATCATCCGAATCTTCATTGCTTTCAATCACAGCCATGCCGTCAGAATAAAGACAATAGCCAAAGTAAAAACCGCCTGCGATCAAAATAAGAACCCCAAAGGCCCCAAAGGCACAGGTATAACACCAAACAAAAATGCCAGAATCGCACATGGAAGTGCCGATAGGAACCAAACTAGTTCTCTCATGGCAACTCCACCACATACCACTCAGCATGACTCCATTCAACAGGTGGCGGATCGTAGCCAATAATTGTGTCATTGTTGTGCGTCCGTAAATACCCTTTTAGCTCCTTCTTGAAATCTTTAGGAAAAACATAACGATCTCCGAAAGGACTAAACTGTTTCAGGTATTCTTGCCACTCGTTGTATGTGGTCGGTTCTGGAGGATCAATGGCATCGACAAACTCTTCGACGTAATCCATCCTCTTACTCCAAGCCTCATCACGATTGTCTTTCATTTGCTGAATAGCACCATTAGCTTCTGCTTCTGTAGCACAAGTCTTGGAACAAGTAACAGAATGTATTTCGTCATAGAACTGACATGTTTGTATCACAGCTAACATATGTTCTCCTATCGCATCCACTCACTCTCATCCACTTCATGATCTACAACCAGATCTGTCGTGGTGCGAAAGCTGTCCTCGTCAAAATGTTGTGTGGAGAACTCGATGATCAATGTGTCTTCTTTCGCCTGCATCTGATGCTTCACACCGGGCTTCACATGGAAGGCATGTCCAACAGGCATCTCCACCCAATCATGACGGTTTAGTTCTCCGTGAGTAAACCACAAAGACCCCGAATGAACATACAGAACTTCGTCCTTCAAATCATGGTGATGAAAGCTCAGGCACTTACCTTGTTTCACGAACAACAATTTACCGCAATACTTCTCATTGTTTGCGATCCACAATTCCCATCCCCATCTCTTGGAGACATAATTCATGTCTCTCGGTTTAACCAGCCCAGTTTCTCCGGTGTCACCATGACTTTGTGACGCCAGCCAAAACCCTCTCAGCCAATCTAAATTGACTGTGACTTCCGCACCCTCTCTCAAAAGAGCCGGATAATGTTCCTCTACAAAACTTTCAAAGCTCACTAAGCCTCCTCGGGCATAACAAGTTGGCCCGCTTGCCAAATGTCTCTGTTCTCCATCTTCTTCTCATCTTCGTACCACGCCGTCTTGCGGCGATAGGTTTCCTTCATGACATCATCCAGAACTCCCTTGATGATGAGATGACGACGGAAGGCCAACGTGGCATCGCGTTGGTTCCCAGAGTTCACCGTCTCGATACTCTCAAGAATCTTTATGAGAGTTCCGTTGAGGTACGCCCTCATTCCGTAACGCGCATCTGTCACTTCCTCGGCATCACCGAGAATTCCCCAATAAGGGGCAGTGATCGAGTAATTGAGATCCCCAGCAGCCGAAATGGGATCTGAACGATTGAGCAAAGCAGCAACGTGATCGGCATTTGCGATCAAAGCCACCTTCTTTTGCTCATTGAAGAAGTTCGAATTGAAAGACTGCTGTTTGTAAGTGGGATCATTCAGAAAGTGCCTGACCACACGATTGACGTAGAATCCAAAGTATTCACCTTGGGTATAAACGGCTTCTGTGCCGCCAGTGACCAATGTGACCATGGACAGCACGAATGGCTTAAACTTGGGTCGTTCTTTCATTACGATGTAAGGCATCTTTACTCCAATATCTCTGCTAGGATTGCTGGTTCATTGAATTGGAACACAAACTGTTCCACGAAGGGCACGACGATCTCATCGATGACTTTGTAAAGCTCTTCAATAGTGCCATCGTTTTTCACGAACAAATCAAATTTATTCGTGTGCGTTGGAGCCACATTGAGGTTCTTGTCCTTTAACACAACGACATCGGCATCACAACAGTCAAAGCGTTCCAAGCACCACTTAATATAGGGACGGATCTGCGCTTCTGACCCATTGGGGTCTTCGTTGATCTTTTCGGTACGGCCCACAAGGATGTTCAGCCCACCTTCGCTATTGACTCGAAGGAACTCATTGATGTATCGGACATCAGAGATAATGATGGGGTCTGTCTCTTTACGGAATACAAGGTCAAGCCAGATAGTTGGGCAGATAGTACGGAATCCATCACCAATGAATTGGAGAGATTTCCTCACCGTCATGTCAAATCCGGGAGGTGGCTCTGGTTTAACTTTCCATTCCTCAATGAATGATCGCGTTCTGTCAAATGTATCTTGGTAGACTTTCTTGACGTTATCTCCAAAAGCGGCCCTCTTCCAACGTGGACTGAAAGCTGGGTTTTGCCCAATTCTCTCATTAAGTCTCTTGGCTAAATGATCTGCTAACACATCTTTGCCAAATTGTGCCTGACCAGCAACTCCGATTATGAACATCCTTGTTCTCCTTGATCAAAAATTCCATTTGTAAGACAACTCAACCACCTCTGGTTCTCCAACGTATTCAAGAAATTCAAGCAATCCACCGGATTTACAAACAGAAATCCTGAACTTCTCTCGACCTAATTTTGACAAACCCATAAATACCTTTTGGAATTTGAATCCCAACTTCTCCATGGAGTCAATCAAAAACTCTGTATCCTCCAGTATAAACGAATCTGTACATAACCTCAATGTGGTTGAAACCTTAGTTCCATCGCCATATATCCAATTTTTCAATAATGATCTGTTCGAAACATCAATGTCCTTCGGAACTCTCTTCTCTCCAAAATTTGGATACCATCGAATATATTGATCATACAATTTATCATATCTATATGATCTTAACTGGTGTTGTGGTTTCCTGTTTCTTATAGGTGCCACAGAACTTTCTATGCCTTGTAGCGTAAACTCCTCCTGTATCTTTTCCAACCACTCCAACGTTACAGAATCGTGTGTGTAACTTGAAGTAGGAGTATTTTTACTTGGTCTAGTGAAAGAACCATCTGAAATCAACAATCCATCCAAATAAGAAACAAAACTGTCAGCAAGCACCGGACATATTTTGGCACGAGCAACCAAAATAGATTTTCTTATTGTTTTAGGACGACTCGCTCCTGCATTTTTAACTATTTGAGAAATTCTCCGGTGATTACCTTCAACCATCTTCGCTATTTCTCTGACGGTTTTACCTTCTTGGTATAAAGAAACAATTTGATCATAATCATATTTTCTCGTTTGTTGTCTGCGATGCCTCTTAATTCCAGCGGCATTAACGATATTGTCTATCGTTTGAACACATATGTTATTTTGTTCCGCAATGTCCAAAAGAAGCACTCCATCTTCGTACATCTTTATCACATTCTGTTTGACTGCATCGTTTATGATTTTCCCCATGTAATTATATAGTAATCTCCATGCGAGTTTGCCCAATAATTCCTATTTTGGATACATTGTCCATTGACTGATATTCTCGTGAACGTATGGTTTCGTAATCAACGTGTTGAATCACCAACATCCTGTTCCCATCCTTGTTCCCCTTCCTTCAAAACTCCATGTTCTTTAAGTAGCTCAACAACTCCAAGGAAATCATTTACTTCGATAGAACGCTGGCCGGGATAAGATGGACGAGGAGAAACTACTCCCGGTATCTCAACCCAACCATACCCGGCTTTTCTGTATATTTGAAAAGTCGCAACAACTTCCTGCCCTTTTACAACATTCCAACGGTTTTCATAAAAAGTCTTCACCCCATAACACTCCAAAACAGAATTGTATTCTTCTGTTTTGGTTGGCTTTTTCATAAACTCGGGTAATTGACAATCCTTTTTCTCTGGAATTGGATAAGATTCAAACACCTTTGCCACTAAATCCAGATCCCACACCCAAGGACCACGCTGTCCTTTAGACTTTACCTTCGGCTGTCGTTTAACCATCCCTGCGGCGTGTGCCTGTATTGTTGGGACATCTGCTTTGTTGTATTTCCCCCAACCTGCATCTGTAAAGTTTCTGGAAATTACTATTCTTTCCATCAACCCCTCTTTCTTCATCGCTTTCTTGAAAAAAGATACCGTCACATTCAACTGTTTAGAGAGTGCTTGGATTCTAAACCACTCTCTCTTGAGCTTACGATTCGGATGCCTTTTTTGATGACAATCCAAACAAAGACCTTGTAAATCTTCAAGCAATTCATCCCCGAAATTTTCGTAATGCAAATGGTGAACATGCTGCATATTTTTTAGACCACAATCTTCACAAACATTTTCGCACCGATCCTGAATTTGCTCACATTTTGTTCGCCACTTAGGACTTTGCATATATTCATTATAATCAATCCACATCCTTGTTCTCCTTGTTCTCCTTATGTGTTAACTCAAAACCCCGACTCTTTCAAGAGTTCCTGAGCTTCTCTGAAATTATTTAACCAATGATTCTTCATGGCGTGGAATTTTCTCCGTAATGTTTTGGAGTCCATCCTTCACCTTGAAAATGTAGTGCGGGAGTCCCAAAGAGGCGACGAAGCGTCTTCTTGTCGCATATTGGACACAATGTCAGAGGATCTGACTTGATACTCTGCAACTCCTCAAACTTGTGACCACAAGCATCACATTTGTATTCGTAAGTCGGCATTAACCATCTCCAAAGTCCAACCAGTCACCATCTGCATTATCGTCGTAGGTCTGCTGATCGACTTGATATGTCCGAGTTTTCCACTTTCCGTCCTCGTCTTCCTTGCCAATGATCACATACCATTTGTCAGGGACAGTGTAGTGGTTTGTGATTGGAACACTAACTTGCCCAACCTTCATGTAGGTCGTATTTGACTCTCTGTGCTCGGGGATAAACTGTCTGGATTGAACCTCACCATTAGTGATAGGCGGCGAACAGCCCACCAACAGAACACATATGGTGACCAACACGACAACAACAACAAACAAGCCAAACATCTGATAAACGAATCTCATCCCTGTTCCTCTATTTTCTTGCCCTGTTCGTCGTAAGCAGTCAACTTGCCTACGCGAGCTTCATCGATCTTTCCTTGAATTGTCTGGATGGGTTGTATGCCTGTCATTTCAGACATCACCTCTCCGTCCTTAAGCACTACAAGTTTTGGAATGGAACTCACATTGTATTTCAACGCCAGTTCTTGCTCCTTGTCCACATTGACCTTCACCACCCTTGCTCCTTGAATCTGCTCCAAGACAGGAGCCAAAGCTCGACAAGGTCCACACCAATCAGCGTAAAAGTCCACAACTACAACGCCGTCGACTACGAGTCCTGTAAAACTCTCTTTGGTGGCTTCAATCATTGTGATCTCCAATTTTCATGTGTTCTTGTGTTAATAGGATAGGTGACAGTATAATAGATTAGCGAGGAAAATTCAATATGTTTAAGAAGAAAATCGAACACGTCTGTGACAACTGTAAGCTCTACGATCCCCAAACAAATATCTGTAAGATCGTCGTGCTTAATGAAGGGGAAAGAACCAATATCCCCGTAGACGCAGGAGATTCCTGCTTTTTCGAGTCCATCGATGGCTGGACTGGAGAGAGTTTCGTGGAAGATGTTAAAGAAGTAAAATTTTGGGTCGAAAACCCAGAAGGTCAGAAAACCACTGGCGACGGAACCGTAAAGATGGAATATCCAGAAGGGTTCTTTGGAGAAGACAAATCAAAAACCTGAGTCTCTCCAGTCAAGACTAGACTCTTCCTCGTCCTGTTCATCATCCCGCCAATTCTCATCTGGATCTTCTGTTTGGTTATAAAATCGTTCGTAGACAATCTCTTCCAAATGTTTTGGACTCCTTTTAACAACCACTTTGCATGGCATTTGGTTCACCATAACACAACGATCACATGCTTCAATGACAGCATTAAAGAAACCTGCTGGATACGTAGCCATGGTGATCCAGCCCATGGATTGAGTCTGTATCTTGAGTTCGTATCTAAAATCCGTCATTGATCCAATCCACCTTGTCCTTGGTTTCCTCCAAAAACAACCCATTTACTTGGTCGTATATTTTCCAGTGATATGTGTCATGTTTAGCTCTATTTAGAATAGCCTCTTGGAGTGTGTTATGGCTAGACATAGAAACCCACCAATCATCTTGCATCTCTTGGAGAATCAAAAATTTTTCCTGAACATACCCCATAATACTGTTAGGTTTAATCCTAGAATCCGTCATTGACCCAATCCACCTTATCCTTCTCCAGAAGTTTGGCGTACCGCTCTGTTCTTTCTCTGTGCAATCCAGCTATTGCCAATTGAAGAGCGGGAACCTCGTCTCCACGTTCTGTGTCCAAAACCCTGTACTCAAATCTTCCTTCAGGATCATACACAGCCATTCTGGCAAGAGCGTTGTAGATGCCTGTGGCATGACCCACTAACCGCCATTCATCATCGGTTTTTCTCTCAATACGAAAACGATACCGATGTCTTAATTGATTGAGTCTTTCAACTCGACCAACCTCGCTGCTTCGAGCGACTCCCCCGCCAACTTCTTCGAGCACTTCATCACCTTCGCCAACGCCGCTGCGTCAAAAGACGTGAAGTCGCCAACTGTTGTAATTTTCTTGGCGACCAGCCGCTTTGCCCTTACCTGTCCCACATTAGGAAGCTGACACAATTGTACTAGTTCAGGTTCCACACCATAAAGCAATCGCAATCGTAATGTCTTAAACCAATCCTTGCGACCCCACTTTGAACTCATGCTGTCGATGGAGTAGATCACTTGCATGGTCCGATCCAAATCAACTCTCAAAGCTCCCTGCAAAGCTGCAAACGCCGGAAGGTCTTTCTTCCCCTTCAACATATTGTAGTAGGCGTACCCAATCTTAATGGCAGAAATGGTAAAGGAATTCTCGCCAAACATCTTCTTTACTTTGGATTCGAAACTTCCCATCTGCTCGCGTTCGTGACGACTGACCACTCCCCAACGATGTGAATCCACATTTCCCATCGCCATTGCCAAAGCATAATCGTTGTTGTCTTGCTTCTTGTCGAAAACAAAGTGGAAGTTCCGCCTCAGATCACTCACGTCAAACGGAGAGTAATAATACAGAGAGGCAATCATCCCTAAAGGTGTGCAGTGATATTCTTCTCCATCGATACGAATCGCCCTGTACTGCACCAACAAATTGATTGTCCGGTCAATGACAGTGTCATTAAATCCCACATCTTGATGATGAGCCAGACTCTCCCGGAACCAAGCCTTGAATCCCTCTTTGGTCTTTATGTTGCCATAATGGATCTCAGATACCACATGGAACGCTAAAGTCTTGTAGTGGGGATTTTCCTCATTCCCTACATAATCCAGCAATGTCGAGCGGATCGGTGATTTCTTGCGGAGTTTCGCCATCCAAAAGCTCTTCTCACTTTCAGGCACCAAAATATAGGCATCTCCGACAGGATCATAGCGAGGTCTTCCGGCTCTACCCACCTCCTGCCAGATATCATAGTTTTGAACCTCATCAAGCCCTCTGTGGACGCCCATAACGATCACGCGGCGAGCAGGCATGTTCAGACCCCAAGCCAACGTAGAAGTCGCCACAATGACTCTCAGCCCTTTTCCACGGAACCTCCTCTCCAGATCCAGTCGTTGCTTGAGATTGAGATCTGCGTTATGGAATTCTGCCTCAATTCCATATCCTTTGAGGGTACTCACCATCTGATGTCCAGTCCGCTTAGTATGAACAAAGATCAAGAACTTGTCATCTGGGTGATCCTCTAGAATAGCACATGCAGAACTGATCTTCTGTTCTTCTCGCTGATCGTACTTGCGGTCTCCGTCGTAATAGGACTCAAAATGGATGTGAAGCGGACAAGGTCGATAAGTCGACTTCAAGTAATGTGTATCTCTTTGAGTCAAATGGCTTGTCCATTCACAAATCTCATCGACGTTGGGCATAGTGGCACTGAGGAGCACGATCCTCACGTCAGGATTGATCTCTACCATCTTCATCAGAGCCACTTCGATGTGATCACCGCGACCGGGAACAGTCAGCAAGTGAGACTCGTCGAACACTACAGTCCCGACATCCTTCAAGAAGTCACTTTTGTCGGACTCGTTGTTGCGACACCTCGACGCCATCATCTCTGGTGTCATGATGATGATGTTGGATTTCTCCAACTCATCTATCCGCTTCTTGGTCAAGCGGTAATCGCCTGTCACAATAGAAACGTTGAGATCCGAGAAGTGATGATCTGGTGACTTCCAGTCATCTTCCTTCTCTTTGGCGAGAGCTTTGAGCGGACCCACATAGACAGCCCTGCCCTTGCGTTCACGAACTTCGTATGCCATGTACATTTCTGCACAAACTGTTTTTCCAGCACTTGTCGCGGCAGCGATTGCAATATTTGCATCACCCTCGTAAACTTCAAGCAACTTGGTTTGAATCGGGTTAAACTCGTCGAAATCCCATTTCGCAAGAGGATATTTGTCAGTTGAGGCTACGTCTTCTGTGTGATCAATTTGTATTACTTCGGGCATGGTATTTTCCAGTGGTTTGTCAAAATCCTTCTTTTCGCCAGTCAAAGGCATACAGATCTAGTTCAGGGTAACGATACATCACTCTGCCGAGACCGTTTCTGACTTCGACACACTCTAAGCCATTCCAATCCCAACTTCGTCGACTCCTCTCCCACAGGTGCCTAGCTTCCACTATCGCCTTCGATAGATTAAAATAATTGGTGTCGCCTCCTGACCAAACGTTATGGTATTCGTAACTCCAAACAAGTTGGGCTGTATACCGAGACTCCGGTGGCACGGAGTATACAATCTGCCGTGCCACCGCTTGTCGGCTTCTCTCTCTGACTGTTTGTCGTCTAGTCCGATTCCGTACAGGCATTTTGTGTTACCACATCCATACTGATGTACTGCATTTCACCCGGCAAAACTTTCAGTTTGATTCCGTCCTTGAATTAAAGAAAAACGGGCAGAGCCGAAGCTCTGCCCGTTGAATGGAGTCATGCGCCTCGTGCGACAGGCCCTCGGGTGAGAACTAATCCTTTCTTCTTGCACTCCTGTTGGAGCACTTCGTTGATTTCGTCACAAAGGTCATAGAACTGATCAGAAGACTTGGCAGCACCAAGCATCATGTCCATACCTTTGTTTTTGCTCATAAAGTTCAAAGCCAATGACATGTCATCGGACATCCTATGGGTGAGTCTGGATGCTAACATTTCCAACTCTCCGTCAGAAATGTTAGCCGCAAACTCTCTTACTACGGATTTCAAATCCCTATTCATGATTGTTACCTCAATGGCAAACAGAGTTATCGATACTAAAAAGCTGGAGACAATACTCCAGTCCAAATGGTCCGAGTTTCTTGATAAGTCGCAGTTGATGCGAGTTGTACTGGAATACGCTAGAGATGCGGAGTATAGAGTGCTTCGCCAAAGCGAACCACCGTCTCAACAGGTCAAGCTCTCCGTTACAAAGTTTACAATCAAACAACCACTCCAATTTGAAGTGTGGGTTGAATTTACAGTACCTAAAGACAATGGTGTCGTGATAGGAACGCACGTTCTAACCCTTCTACTTACTGGAGAAGTTGAACTTGAAGAAACTTACGGTACGCACTTTCTGCCAGAAACTCCTTAAACAACGTCTAGTGAATGAAAAAGCTGGCCGTCATCATTAACGGTCTCATCCTCACAGATGATTGTATTTTCTTCATCATCATATTGCAATCCCAGATTGTAGGAATCCAACATGATTGATTTGCCGTCTCGCTTGGCAACAACGTAACAATAGTCATCTGCCTTATGTGTGTCACCAAATTGATCTTCTTGTGTTATGCCGATTTCAAGGGATACTCCATCAGGAAGTAGGAGTTGAATAGTGCCCTGAGCAAGTAATTGGCGGATAAGAAGACTCTGAAGCTTTTTAGGCGTGTTCATTGTTACCTCACTTTTTAAGAAATGGGCTATGCCGACAGTATTTATCCTGCTGGCTACCCAATTCAGAACAAATCGACAGAACCCGGTTGAAGGATATTGAATAGAAACCCTTCATACATGCCCTGCTTTGTCTTTTTGCTCGGAGGCAACATTTTTCCGTTCTGAACTTTGACTGTCCAGCAATAAACCTTACGATTTCCCCTAAAAAACTCAATGTAAGACAGGTTCTTATTACCCAAAAACATCTTGCCTATCTTACAGATCAACGTAAATGGCACAAATGGTGCCTGCGAGGACTGAATCTGGAGAGAATTCAAGAAATATTTCCCGTAGTCCGCTTCGCTGTAACATATGGTCACATCGTATCCATCAACGATCATCGTGCGTTGTTTTAGGAGGAGTATTTCCTGTTCTTCCTCGAAAGTAACTTCGGGGAATGTCCACGGCATCATGGATCGTGCCATGGATCTCATGGATTTGATTTTGGTCTTTAGGGATTCGCTCATTGCTTTATATAGGAGTTACAAGATGTAGTTATTTCCATACACAGGGTCGCCCTCGATTTCTTGCGGCTTGAACTTGTTCGAAAACATCTCAATCTCCTTTCTGGCAGCAGATCTCCCTTGGTTGGACCATATGCCACCAAGACCGGTATTGTAGCCATTGTCGACCACTCTCTGCACAAACCAATCTCTCACCTGCTTTAGTCCGGGAGTAAGTAAATTATCTTGGTCAAATTTCAACAAAGAAAAAACTTCGTTTGGGTTCAACCAAAGTAAAGATGACCAAGAATCCCCGCTACGATATTCGCGAGGCAGAGGACGGTTCTTTGTCATTTCAACGAAATGCAAGAAAAACCGAATCCAATTCTTCGCCAAAAGCGGATCAGTGCAAGCTAACCCTTCCGCGATGCGAAACTCAAGAGTCTTCTTTCTCTGGTTATCCTCACTGAAACCACCACCCCGAATAAAATGGTAAGCGTTTAGTGAGTAGTATTTTACAGCAGAAATTCGATGAATGATCTCCATGGGCTCCATGGGAAAATCATGAGAGAACAGATCGGTCATGCCCAACAACTGGCAATATCGATTGTTTTTTCTGTAAGCTGGTATCGCATCAAACAACACATGCTCGCATTTGATGTAATGGGCGATTACAGAAGCCAATTGGGTTGGAGTCAAATCTGCAATGTTGGCGTGTAGGTGCAAAGAACACCTTCTGTCAGAATTGATCCCAGCGTCCCGCAATCCCTCAATCACCTTGAGGATTTTCTTTAATCCCTCCCACCCCTTCAAGATAGGCGAATTAACCTCTATCCCACAACTATTGTCAGGTTTGATAATCCAATGCTTGTTGTTGTGGACATGATCCCAACCCTGCAATTCCACAGACTCTCCTGTGGTTTTGTGGACTATCTGGGATACATAATCTGAACCCACCGGGATCTCGCCAGAGTCCGTGTCTGGCCTCCGAATGATCCCCGTAAGTGTATTGACTTCAAGTTCGATACCGAACCTTCTGTAAAATCTGCAATCAATAGGGCTATCCATAATTGAAGATTTTAAGTAGAATATGCCTATCTGTCAACCGAAGAATAAGGAACATCATGAATAAAACATGCCTTCTCTTAAAAACGAAGGACGGCAGAGAATTTCTCGCCTATGAAAAAAGCCTTCCATCCCTCATCGAGTTCGCAAAAACCTTTGGGGCCGAAATTTACAAAGTGGAAGTAGAAAACCAAAAAACTCTGGAATTAAAAGCCTTGGTGACAGCCATCTGCAACCAAGACTACAAGTCCTATCCCACTTACACCAAACTCGAAAAAGTCTGTCCCAAACCCAAAAAGGACAGAGATACCATCCTCAAGACAGCCGCACAGATACGTAAATACATCCGGCGTCGTCTCCTGATTGGCAAAGAAGTTTCTCTCAAGGAACTCAAAAAGAAGTACAAAGATTGCAAGGTAACAGACGCCTGCCTATGCAGCCACTTCGCGGCAATCCGAAAACTTCTAGGTCGTGAAGGACATAATTTCGAAAAACGGGGTGCAGGCAAATACTGCATATCTAAATGATTCAAAGACTCTTTAATTGGCTACGGCGTAGAGAAACTCCCAGTGAAGATTGCTATGTGCTGGTCCGTATCCCCAGTGGCATTCTGCTTTGGTTTACTGAAGGTGAGCACACAGTATTGTGCAGACCTGACACCTGCCTTTTATGGAAAAACGATGGCGAAATCAAAATCATAGAAGAAAGATGGCTTCACCATTATAGCATGGACACCATCTTTCTTGTAACCAATCAAGTAGAAGAAGTCCGTCGTAGTCATCTACCAAGAGCAGAAGACGACGGATGGCCATACAGTTCCATGTGGCTGTATCAACGACAACAAACTTATTTTGATCAGGAATGGAACACATTCGCTTTTCAACAAACCCAAACTGCTATTCGCCTGTCTATTATGACACAAAATGCAGCACAAGGACAAATAACAAGGACGAGTGATTTCACTCGTCCTTGTTATTTGTCGTGGCAAAAATACGGTTTTTAGACCACAGGTATAATGCCCTTGATGTCATCTCTTGTCATCAAAACAAGATTGTGTCCAGCCTGAGATTGAAAATCCCAATATGGGAGTGAAGGATCTAGACGCCAATCTTTATTGTTGAATTGCAAGACCAACCTTCCGTCCTCAGTCATATTGTTGTGAACTTGTCTGAGAAAATCCATGTGAGCTAAAAACGACCATTTTTCCTTATTGAATACAACGAACAAAATACCAATAATCAAGTCGTATTTTTGGAGAAAATTTATTTTTTCAAACGGTATAACTTTCTGTTCCTTGACAACATTTTCCATGCCTATCTCTCTTCTAACCTTCTGATATACTTTTCTTTCAAAATACCCTTCAATAGCATCTATGTGACAACCATGGACTCTGCAAAAATATAAGAAATAACAACACCCCGGACCTATTTCAAATACAGAAGACCCTTGGGGGATGCATAATTTGTGAAACATTTTTTGACATCTATCGATGTGTTTCCCATAGTCGTCCACAAACCTATACGAATGTTGCTTTTGGTCTTCGCGAGAAAAACTAATCACCTTGATTTTGTCAACAAGAGTCTTGGCATTCATATAGGTATATAAAAAAAGGCAACCAAAAATGGTTGCCTTTTTGAATCAACCAAGAACTAAACCGGGTTGCCATCAATGTCGAATGACACTTCTGACTCTTCATAGTCATTACTCGCAGAAGCTTCCAACCCTAGCTTGAACTCAGATAGATACTTCTCAACCTCTTCGCTAGTCTCCACGTCCACCAGCTTCGGGCAAGCCAGAAGAACTTCTCTCTTGACCATGTTGGCGGCCTTGCTCGCCTTGAATTTGTACTCTGTCACGCCTTCAGGCAAGTAATCAGGCAGCACCTCGTAGTTGCCAGCCGACTTCATCCTGACTCTCTCATCTTGCAGCAGACAGCGAAGTAGACCACTCAGAGGATCGACTCCCTTATTGAAGTACAGCTTGATGTCGTCCGCTTCCACAAATGGTCGGAAAGTACGGTTCTTGACATTCTTGATCGCTAGATCGATCCCAGCAAATGTCTCCAACTTCTTGTTCTCGATCTTCTTCTTCGCCTGCATTCGCACGCGGAGTGAAGCATAGAACTCAAGGGCTCTACCGCCACCACCAGTTGTCTCTGGGTTACCATACATCACGCCGATCTTCTCTCGGACTTGATTGAGGACAATGAGACACACATCGTTCTCGGCAACCATGGGATTGAGCTTTCGCAATTCTCGACTGCAAATCTTGGCTCGCTCACCGGGCTGTTCTTTGCGACCAACGATCTTCTTCCAGTCACCCTCTTTGTAATCAAAGGGCAAATCTGTCTCAGAGAGTTCACGTGCGCATGGAGAACTGGCAATGGAGTCGTACACAATCGTAATCGGTCGTGGGTCCAATCCATTCTCTTTCTCGTAAGATCGAATGCGACGAGTAACCTCATGCATCATGTGGAAACACTTCTCCAACGTATCCACTCTTTCGGGTCCATGTCTCACCAATTTCTTGGTGTCAACACCAAGAATCTCCGACATAAAATGAGTGTCAGCGGCATTCTCTACATCCAAGAGCACAACCCATCCACCGATCTGCTGACAGCCGTGGATGATGTGAGAGGCCCACAGGGACTTGCCTGAGCTTGAGGGGCCGAAGATCTCAACAATACGTCCTCTTGGGACGCCGCCGCCAATGAAGCGACCTGAACAAGCATAGTTGAATGCGAGACTAGCTGTATCGATAAAGCCCTTGACGGGCTCGATGTCAGCAAGGACATCTCCACCTGTCTCTTCTGCCAATCGAGAATAGATGTCCTCAATCGAATTAGTAGATTGCTTCTTCTTTGCCATGAAATAGTTCCTTTAACGGTTAAATTATCTGTATATTCATATAAAACAAGGGCGGCAGGAAACCCCACCGCCCTTGGCCGAAAGCTAACTTTTAGCTTTCCATGTTCTCAAGCTCTTTGAGGAAATCTTCATCCTCAATCGGAGCGTCTTCGACCGGTGCCGCAGCCTCGGTTGTGACAGGGTCACTGGTCTCAGCGGGAACCTCAGTCGTGGTGGCGGTTGTGCTGGCAACCACTGCATCCACATCGTCTTCGGCCTGCTTACCCCACTTCGCGTCGAATTTAGAAGCGTTGAAGGTCTCGGCTTCATCGGGGATCAAACCACGATGAATGGCAAGTTCCTTCTCCAACACTTCCAGTTCCTTCGGAGCACGAAGCTTCGTCAGATCCTTGAGTCCCGCAGCCCATTCCTTGACCTCGCCGGGTTCGCCAGCGGGACTCGGACTTCGAGCAAAACTCGAACGATCATACTTCGGCCATCCATCGCCCTGAGTAACTTCCTTGCGGATGATGAAATCGTATCCAGCCTTCAAGTCGGTGATGTTGCCGAGCTTGGAGTCAGGATCAGCTTCATCGCCAACGATGGCTCGAATAACGAGCTTGTGGAGAATCTTGCCAACGCTGAGAATGCGAGGACCAAGATTCTTGACGACGACTCCGTCGACCGTGAGGTTTCTGCCAACCGCGTTATAGTAATAACGCTCGACGGGCTTAATCTGACGGGCTTCGTCCTTGAGCTGTTCCGCTCCCGCGACATCACCAGACTTCTCGGCTTTGTCGGCTTGCTTCCACAAGCTACTGTAATAATCACAGATCGGACACGGCACGTTGCGATCCCACTTGCCGTTGATCAGCGGTCGAGGGCAATGGACCTTACGGTCGTTAATCGAGTGAACTCGATTGTACTGGAACAACTTGCCGCCCTTCACAGGAGGCAGAACCCGAATGGAAAGTGTGCCGGTCTGGCCGGGCTTCACTTCGGGCATGGGGATGAACTGGTCAAGAAAGTTGTTCTGACCATCACTGTTCAGGCGATTGTCTTCGCCTTGCATATCTTCAATGTTTAGACTTCCAAATTCAGCAGCCATAACGAAACTCCTTCAGTAAGTGTTGTAAGTGACTCAGTGTTGTTCTGTAACTCACAGTAACAACGAATGCCTTTATACTCACTTTCGGAGAATACGTCAATACACTTTAGCAATCTTCTTCATTTTCTGTATCTTCAGGCTTGGGAGCCTTCAAAACCTCTACTTCTGCGGTGTCTTTAGGAACCACCGGAGCAATGGTCATCTTGCAGTCAGCAGACCCAGTAGGCCCAAACTTCCTTCTCTGCTCTTCTACTGTCGTCTGGTGCAAAGCATCCAACTTGTCGTTCAACCCAATATGCCCCTTCGCCTCTAGATCTTCATTAAGTTTCTGTTTATCAGCCATTTCCTTCTCGTGCTCCTCTTCTAGGACTTTCAATATCTTCGCATTATGTTCCAGTTGATCGAACGCTTTTTCAGGCATCTCTTTCAAAACTTCATCCTCCCAAACATTCAAACCTTCCATGTCCTTCTGTAATCGCTTGATTCTCTTGTCGCGGTGAAATTCGCCTTTCTCCTCTTTGGCCTTGGCTCGAAGCTTTGTGCGAGCCGCTAGAATCTTCTTGCGGTTTTCTTGATCCTTTTGTTTCTGCTTCTGTTGCTTCTTCTGTAATTTCGTAGCCATCTTAATCCTTTCTTTGCGTTCAAAAATTAACCCCGAAGGTCAGGGACTCCCATTAAATCAGCAGGGATTGTTCCATCATCAACGGGAGCACCTCTAAATTCATCTGGAAGATCTGGAGGTGGAGAATTCAGCATTTGATCCTCATAAGCCAGTTTGGGTCTGCGTCGTTTTTGATTCCCTCCCGAGAAATTCAACTGTGCATCGCCCACCAAACCTCTGCCAGCCGTAACAAAGAACTTTTCGTCCAAAATTACAACTTGACCAGTATTGTCTGTGATTGCGATTTGCTGGTTGTCTAACTTTCCCGTGGGGGACGGGATGACCTGATGAACAGCATATCGAGTATCTTCCTCAAAACGGAGCTTGAGCCTTCGGGCTTCGTCGATGTGGGCTTCTGGCTCGAAGTAGACTTGGTAGAGGGTTTTGGTACGGTCGATGCTTCTAGGATCAACACTCCTCCTTACCATTGTGGCATTGGGGTTAGAATACAAATTGTCTGGATTCTGACTGGGAAGAGCTTGCACGATCTCATGGGGATGCAAGCCTTGAGGAGCCGCCACTTGCTGCTGCGGTGGTGGCACCACTTCTTCTTCCAACTCCTCGATCATCTCGGCGGTACTACCCAGAGAGAACCTCTTGTTCTTTAGGACAATACCTTTGCCGTCCTTTGATTCCTTGAAACTGATTTGCTTTTTGATCAACTCACAGACTTCTACATCAACTACCCAAACATCTCGTCGGGCTAATTGTGCCATGATGGCTGCTGCACATTTCTCTAGTGGCGAGTCATCGAATGGCTTGCCAACCTTGGCTGTTCTTTCCTCTGTGGTTTCGGTGTCATAACCGGGACCATCTTCCTTGCGAGGGTGATACGTATATTTCACTTCGTAGCCCATGTTTACCTCACTGTTATCGTTTAATTATCCCAACACCATACCTTGTTTGAAAAATCATTGGCGTTCTATTCTTCACCCTACAAAACACCATGAAGGCGTTGGATGCAGATATATAGTCAGCAACTAATAATCCCTCAGATCTCAAATTGCCCCAAAGAAACTCCAAATTCGACCGATGTTCTTCTTCAGTAAATTCCTGTGTCAATAATGCCAAGTCAACTTCGCACACTTCGCTGTGTACACGTCCTTTGCAATAACGCCTCGTGTTGTATGTGGATAGACTGGATTCTTCACCAACACAGATCCACTCCTTTACAGTAGTACATCCTTGAAGGAAGCACGCGGCTGGAAACCCGCGAGATGCCCCTATTTGCATAACTTTCTCGGGAAATACCTCCCGTCCCAGATAGTAATAAAAAGGAAAATGTCTATTGTCAGAATAAATAGAAGAAGAACGAATTGACTCGTTAAATGCCTTTGTGCCAGAAAGTAGCACTCTGGAAGACATGACGCCTTTTTCTAGTTTTTGTTGTATTTCCTTTTCCATATCAAGCTCATCGGGGACCGTATGATGGAGAAAATGGCAAGCATGTAAAAAGAAAACCGTCCCAGACATACGCCTGAGACGGTTTCTTCGATGGAGGTTGTCAGGATGAATGACCGCTATTTATCTGGCAGCCACTACTTCCATATCCTTGTTAGCCGCAGTAACCATCTGCTCTAACATAGTACCTTCTCTCAAATTTTGCGAACAAAAAAGGACTTGTTATCTACACAATAACAAGTCCTTTGGCTGTTAGCCTGTAAGGTTGGTACGTTTCTTGACTCCTCTAGGGGTATCATCAGAAACCCGTGTAAACCATTGCCTTACTGTGAGCTAGGATGCGACATCGACACGGTCAGCCTCAACCACGATAGCTCACAGCCATCTGACGGACGGCTTTAACTTATATATGGTTATGACAATAAAAAAGGCATCCGATGCAAAAGCATCGGATGCCTTTGTAAGACGACACGTCTAGCTAAAGTCATGCCGTATCTGATAGCCACAACAAACAACACGAACGTAAGAAAAATCGCTGGCAACCTTAATACAAGTTGCCGATTCCCAAATCCGTCTCGAAGCCAGCAGAATCATCATCTACGGCTTCCGGTTCAACCTTATCCGGTTCCGTCTTGTCTGGTTCGGCCTTGTCTGGCTCAACAGGCCACTCAGATGTAACCGTCTCGCCAATGGCCTTATCCAAACCCGGAATCTCAGAGCGGTCGATATTGTGTACCCTCATATTGATCTCGGCATTGAGCTTGTCCAACTCCTTGCGTAGCATGTGACCAAGACTCTGCGCGTTGTCATGGTTCTTGTCCCATGCACGCAGATGTTGCTTCAGACGATTCACGACGTACTTGGCGTCTGCAACCGATTCTTTCGAATCGACAACATCTTCGTCCGCTTTAGCTTTAGCTTCGGCCAACTTATCACTACCACCAGATTCTTTAGCTTCGACAAACCTTTCGGCGTAGAGCTTCTCGTGGAGGGTTTCTCTGTTCTGTAAGTTCCGTTCGGCTCGGGCCAAAGAAGCTCCAAAGTTATCATAGTGACCAGACTCCGTCTGAATGTACTTTGTAAGTGTGGCTTCATCGAAACGTAGATTTTCGGAATCCAGCGTTACTGAAAATCCTGCAAATTCAAGTGTTTCCTTCGACATTATGTTATTCTCCCGTAACTGCAAAAGTAATTTCTACAGTTATTATCGTTATAAGAGCGTGAGCCCTTTACTATTCTTTGGATTCATCTTCATTCTCTAGCTCTGGACCATGTCCCACCCAGCCCTCGCCATCACTAATTTTGTCCACTGCCACTTCGCTAGCAGCATATTCCTTGTGAGCGTGCATTTTCTCTCTGTAAGTCTCTCTGGCTATACCAGTAATCCTAAGCGATTCTTTATTAAATTTCAAGTAAACCTGAAATCTAGATTCACCATCACGTTGTTTAATGACGTAAGCACGACCTAAGCCAAGTTTCTTCTCTGAGTCATTCTGGTTGAGCGAGATACAACCATCCAACGGTCTAATTTGGCCAAAGGAGTCTGCCAAGTGCTCTTCCTCGATACGTCCTATCTCCGTCTTCTGCGTCTCTCTGGAGTCTCTGTTGGGCTGCATGGCGGTGGCGACGAACACATGTTCCTCATCAGCCATACCCCGCAAGTCCCTTACGATCCTTTCCCGAGACTCATGAGTGGAGATGCCGGGAATGTCTTGCATCTCACCGACGTAATCCACAATCACAAAGTCAGGATCGAAACCATGGAAACGCAACTGAGATAAATAGGCCCGCACCTTGTTGACAGTAAGTGCTCCAGCCGCGAAATGCTTGATCACAAAAGAGGTGTTCTCATAGTCGACATTCTCAAAGTTTTCCAACTTTTGGAATATGTCATCCTTGTGATCGCTCAAAGTTTGGATGGGCAAATCGGTAAAGATAGCATCCATTCTTTCAGCGACTTTGTAGTCCACCAACTCACAAGAAATATAGACGCCCTTCTTGCCGCGAAGGATGTTGGTGGATGCCATGTTTGCCAACATAACAGAATTATGAACAACCGTGAAATCGCCAAGCAAAAACTTGTGATTGCCATCGGTTTCAAACCCAAAATATTGTCCTCGCCCGACAGGAACTATATTCACTCCAGTCACTAATGGATTTTTAATTTGCTTTCTGGATAAACAATGCTTGTATGAGATTCTAACAGGCACACAATTCAAGTCTCCAGATATAGTCACCCTCCAATATTGGCCAACTGTGCCATTTTGAGAACTTTTCTCACATGGCGACATGTAAGCAGCAAACCCCAAGGAACGAGATATAAATACCACATCTTCCGCCAACTGCTTGTTCTTGTTAACAAAATCAAAACAATTATTGGACTTAGCTCCATCTGTGTCTATGAGTCCAGCAAGTAATTGAAGTCTTGCTTCACGACTATTGATTTTGTACTCATCAGGAATGTGTTTGTTGTTCAATAAATTGTAACCTCTAAGCGAATTAAGAAAGTTGTTTTTCCTGCTCCCTTTTATCCCAGTAGAGATTGAATATGTACTAGCCAGACCGTGATCTCCATTTTCTTTCTTTTGCTTAAATTCTAGATTGGATTCCTTCGCATATTTTTGTAATGAAGTGACAATTTCTACATCTGCTGTCGTCACCTCTGTATATCTTGAATTGCCATCCCCCAACCACACACCTAAAATATAAGGGTCGATCCTCACTTCCTGTGATGAAAAATCAACTCCAGTTCGAAAACCTTTGAGATTCCTCTGAAATCGTGACGATTGCTTAAAAAAATCCCCAACTTCAATCTCAAACACACCGTCGCCAATGTGATATTCACTTCCCCAATACCTTGGATTGACACATCGATCTTTGTAAGCAACAGCCTTGCTGCAACTTTTCAAAACCAAAGTATGTCTAGAATTTACTGTATATTTATCGCCTTTCACTGGAATAACATCATACATCTCATCAAAACCAAAATGAGTATTTAACACATGACGTGGTGTAGAATCATCTCCCATCACTACATCGCCAACAAAAATGTCTTGAATGTTTTTTGTGGACCCATCGAACATTAAAACAGGTGTGTTTTTTGAAAAACACTTGCCCACACCGGACCCAGCCACAACCGAAAAAATTTCGCCACGACTGTAACCACCACCCTTGATTGATTTGTCAATTTCATCAAGACCAGTAAGGAATCGATCCTTGGCGTCCTCTTCCTCTGCCTCTTGATTGTAACGATCTCGGAAGCTCTTGAAGTAGTCGATGCCAAGCTCAAAGTTCTCTTGAGTAGTCATCGCCTCTCGCATCATCTCATAGATCTTACTCCACGTCTCTTCGCTCTCTGGGTTCTTATCGATCTCACTCAGAGAGTTATGGAAAGCACTCTTGAGGATTTGTATCTTCGCGAAGTACGTGATCTTGTCTTGTAGATACTCTCTGGAATCAAGTCCCGGTTGGAAGTAATCAAAAACTACATTGACTTCACCAAGATAGTACGCGAGAGATTTGTCATTCTTCAGACTGTCCTTCATCTCTTGTACAAGAAGTTCCTTCTTGGGCATCATCTTATACTTCTTGAAGAAGTCGTAGGATATGCTGCACATGCGTTGATGTGCTTTATTGGTGAAGTATGTCGGCTTCACCAAATCAATTGACTGCAAGAGAAATTGTCGGTCGGAAACCAACAAAGCTATGATATGTCGTTGAAACTCTTCGTCCCATGAATACTTAGATTCTTCGTCGCCAGCGTCGGGGTCCACGAGGGT